AGGTGTTGACATTCCTAAACCATCGGTATAATCGCGCGCAATCGCTTAGCATCAGCACAGGAGCGGCCTACCTTGCGGTGGCGGCGGTGCCGGTAGCTCAGACAGAGCCCACTTTTAGGTGGGCTTTTTTATTTCTGCGGTGTAGCTCAGTCGGAGAGCACGGGACCTGGTAAGCCCGAGGCCGCCGGTTTCGATCCCGGCCACCGCGCCACTTGTCTCCTCTAGGGCTCCTTCGCAGTTGCCTCTAGTTCGCCGCCCTGGTTCCGACCTCGGCGGCTTTTCTATTTGGGGTGGGTCATGAATGCCGACACCTTCATCTATGAGATGCAGCGGTGGGAGGAAGTCATCGCCGAGAGCCCCGAGATGCTGGCCGAGTTCGCCAACCAGATCCGCCTTCTGGACAACCTAGAGGGCCTACAGCGGGACATCGACCAGTTGGCCAAGACGCTCAGGCGCACCAATCCATGACCACCGTATTCCCTCCAGTCACAAACACATGGCCTGTCAATCCTGTGCCCAGCGTAGAGCGTGGGTCGCCAAGTGGGCCGCAATTGCCTGGGCCAGGGCTAGGCGACTTCCAGATCCGTCTCCTGTCAACGATGTTGGCACTGATCGAGGAGATGAGGCTGCAGACAGCAGCAACCAACAGGCTGGCACAGAGCAACGAGGCCATAGTCAAGGCGATGGCAGAGGCTGAGGATGCTGACTCGGACGACACGGGTGGCTATACCAGCCTGGGGCAGCGTGCCAGGTAGGCATGTCCGCTCGCTTCGACAACACTGACGGACGTCTAAGGGGCAGAGCCCTACAGGCCCGCAGGCTAAGGAAGTGGACCAAGGCGCAAGGGCTGTGTGCCAAGTGCGGCGCCCTGACTGACTATCCCCATGGGTTCCAGTTGGACCACATCAAAGCCTTGGTCAATGGAGGCGATGACACTGAGGACCAGACCCAAGTGCTCTGCATCCCATGCCATGACACGAAGACGGCATCGGACATGGGGCATCGGACCACGGTGAAGATCGGTGTCGACGGGTGGCCAGAATGAGAGAGGTTCTCATTTCGATCATCCATGTGTATCGAAAACGCAACATGTCGCATCGATGCAACGTCGCATGGGCGCAACGCACCAGTATGGTGCGGGGGGAGGTCGGCCATTTTTGAGGGTCGCCCTCAGGAAACCGCGCCCTCAGCCTTCTTTTTCTAAACGTCCAGATTAAAGGTAAAACGAAATGGCACAACGAGGCCGGAAGTCCGCAGCAAGCCTAGCTGTGGCGGCCCAAGTTGCGCCTGTTGTTTCCCATAGCAGGCTGGCGCCATCCGCGCATTTGAGCAACGCCGAGCAGATGGTCTGGGCCCGAATGGTGAACGACCATCCGGCGAACGCGTTCACGGAGACCCATCGGGATTTGCTGGACCTGTATTGCCAGCACGTCACCCAGGCTCAGGTTCTGGCCGACGAGATACAGGCATTCGACCGGGCTTGGCTGGCGGATGACGACGGGTTGAAGAGGTATGACCGGCTCCTCGGTATGCGTGAGCGTGAGGTCAGGTCGGCGTCTTCGCTGGCTACCCGGCTGCGGATCACGCGCCAGGCCACGGCCGATCCGAAGACCGTAGGCCGAGCTAACTCCAACATGGGCCGCTCGAAAAAGCCCTGGGAGTTGACCGTTGAAGCAGACTAGAGGCGCGCGGAACATCGCATGGATTGAATCCATGTGCCGCATCCCTGATGGGAAGCTGGTAGGTCAAAAGGTCAAGTTGACCCCTGCTCAGAAGGGTTGGATCAAGCAGATCTACGACACGCCGACGCGGACCTTCATCCTGAGCATGGCGCGGAAGAATGCCAAGACCGCGACGAGTGCCTTCCTGCTCCTGCTGCACCTGTGCGGCCCGGAAGCTCGACCGAACAGTCAGCTCTACAGCGCGGCGCAGTCGAGGGAGCAGGCGGCAATCCTGTACGGCTACGCATCCAAGGTGGTGCGGATGTCGCCGGATCTGAGCGAGTACGTGTTTCCGAAGGAGTCGGCCAAGACTCTGGTCTGTCCTGAACTCGGCACGGTGTATCGAGCGCTTTCGGCCGATGCGTCGACCGCCTACGGCCTGAGCCCTGTGTTCTCGGTTCATGACGAGCTCGGCCAGGTCAAGGGACCGCGGTCGCAGTTGTACGAGGCCATCGAGACGGCTTCGGCGGCCCATGAGAGGCCGTTGTCGATCGTGATCAGCACGCAGGCTCCGACAGATTCGGATCTGCTGAGCCTCCTGATTGACGATGCTCTGACGGGCACCGACCCGCGGATCAAGGTTGCCTTGCATACGGCACCGCTGGAACTGGACCCGTTCAGCGACGAAGCGATCAAAGCAGCGAACCCGCACTTTGATGTGTTCATGAATAAGGAAGAGGTTCGCAAGCAGGCGAGCGATGCCAAGAGGCTCCCAAGCATGGAAGCCGGGTATCGAAACCTGATCTTGAATCAGCGTGTCGAGGCGCGCAGCCCGTTCATCAACCGCACAATCTGGCTGGAGAACGGCGCCGAGCCGATCGATCTTGACGGCGAAGAAGTGTGGGGCGGCTTGGACCTATCCAGTGTCTCCGACCTGACGGCGCTTGTCATGGTTGGTAAGGATGGGAGCGTGCAACCGACCTTCTGGCTGCCTGGTGACGGCATCGAGGAAAAGAGCCGCACCGATCGCGTCCCATACGCACAGTGGGCGAAAGAAGGTTACTTGGCCCTGACTCCTGGTCGTGCAATCGAATACGAATACGTCGCAGAGCACCTGCGCGGTGTGTTCGACCGATGCAAGGTGCAGGCGATCGCCTTCGACCGCTACAACATGAGGTATCTGAAGCCATGGCTCGAGAAGGCTGGCTTCACGGAGGCTGAGCTTGAAAAGTTCATCGAGTTCGGCCAAGGCTTCGCGTCGATGTCGCCCGCCTTGCGGGAGTTGGAAGAGCGCCTGCTTGGGAAGAAGTTGAAGCACGGCGCCCATCCGGTTCTGACCATGTGCGCTGCAAATGCGGTCGCGGTCGAGGGCCCAACTGCTGGAACAAGGAAGTTCGGCAAGTCAACAGACACGCGGCGGATTGACGGCATGGTCTCTCTCGCGATGGCGATCGGTGTCATGCCGCATGAGGCGGAACCCGTGAAAAAGCTCGTCCTGGCGGTGGCCCGCTAATGGCCTGCGGATGCATCAAACGCCAGAAATGGCTTGTGGAAAAGCTGTGTAAGAACGGCCTTACGGCTCTTTGTAAGAGAGCGATGGCCCGGCTCGCGCAGATGGAGGCGAAAGAAAATGAACAGAGCGTTTAGTTTGCTGGAGGTCAAGAGCCTGGATGACGACCAGCGCATGATTTCCGGCATGGCGAGCACGCCCGAGGTCGATCGGGTCGGCGACATCGTGGACCCTATGGGCGCAAAGTTCGCGCCGGAAATTTCGCTTCTCTGGCAGCACAAGCACGACAGTCCGGTCGGAATCGCCGAGTTCGGCCGTCCCACCAAGAAGGGCATCCCCTTCAAGGCGGTCATTGCCAAGATCGAAGAGGAGGGCCCGCTGAAGCAACTAGTCGACATGGCCTGGCAGGCGGTCAAGGCCAAACTAGTTCGCGGCGTCTCCATCGGCTTCCGGCCGATCAAGTACGACATCATGAGCGAAGGCGGTCTGAAGTTCACCGAGACCGAGATCTACGAGCTGTCGCTTGTCACGATTCCGGCCAATGCCTCCGCCACCATCACCAACATCAAAGCATTCGGAATGCCGCATCTGGATTCCGGTGCTGTACGTCTCATGGAGCGTCCCGCAGTGAAAAAGCTGGACGTCATGAACGGCGCGGTCCCTCTGATCAGCGCCTCTCGTCTTGCCAGTTTGCCCTTGAAAGCGAACCGCTGACGCCAAAACCCCGGCGCGGGAACGCGCAATCGAAACACAAGGCTCCTTCGGGAGCCTTTTTGCTTTTAAGGAGCATTGAAATGGCAAAGACTTTCGCCGAACAGATCGCCGATCTGAAGGCCACCCGTGACACCACGCACGAGACGCTCAAGGCTCTCGCCCAGAAGTCCGTCGACGAGAACCGCTCGATGAACACCGCCGAAACGGAGGAATTCGACACGCACGAATCGACGATCAAGCGGCTCGACTCCGACATCGCCCGCCTCTCGCGGATGGCCGCGCTCGACGTCCAGACCGCGAAGGCCGTGAGCGACGACGAGCAGCGTGGCCAAGCCGCCCGCGGCGGCTCGGACCTCCTGCCCCTCAACCTGAAGAAGGTCGAAAAGCTCGAGCCCGGCATCGCCTTCGCGCGCTACGCCATGTGCCTGACCAAGGCCAAGGGCAATCACGCGATGGCAGCGCAGCTCGCCGAGCGTCACTACCCGAACACCGAAGCCGTCGTGAAGACGCTGAAGGCTCAGGCGGAAGGCGCCAACCTGCAGGAGATGCTGCACCTGAAGGCGACCGTTGCCGCGGGCACCAGCCTCGACAGCACCTGGGCCGCACCGCTGGTGTACGCCAGCACGTTCATGGGCGACTTCATCAGCTACCTGCGTCCGCGCACGCTGATCGGCCAAGCCCAGTTCCGCCCGGTTCCGTTCAACGTCCGCATCGGTGGTCAGACCTCCGGTGGTACGGCTGGATGGGTCGGTCAGGGAAAAGCCAAGCCTGTGACGAAGTTCGACTTCAACGCGACCACGGTGCCGTTCACCAAGGTTGCCGCGATTGCCGTCATCACGCAGGAACTTGCGCGCTTCTCCGATCCGTCGGCCGAAGCCCTGGTGCGCGACTCGCTGGCCGACACCGTGATCGCTCGGATCGACACCGATCTGTTCGATCCGGACCTGGCCGCGGTTGCCAACGTGTCGCCGGCTGGCCTGCTGAACGGCGTTTCGCCTGTCTCGGCGGCCGGCATCGACTATTCGGACCCCGCGTCCGTGCGTTGCGCGATCGCGCTGCTGTGGGCCCCGTGGGACAGCACCTTCCTGGGTGCGCGTCCGGCCTACTACACGACTCCCGCAGTTGCTCGTCAACTCGCGCTGTCGCGTGAGGCGCTCGGCACTCCGGCGTTCCCCGGCATGACGCCCATGGGCGGAACGCTGGATGGCGTTCCGGTGCGCGTGTCGCAGTACCTGGCCAACAACGGCGGCTCGGGTGGCGCTCCCTTCATCCTCGTGGACGAAGCGGAGATCTACCTGGCCGACGACGGCTCGGTGACGCTGGACGCTTCCGACGTGGCTTCGATCGAAATGTCGGATGCCCCGGCCGGCTCCTCGTCGGCGACGGTTGCCGCTTCGAGCGTGAACCTGGTGTCGATGTGGCAAACCAACTCCATCGCGTTCCGCGCTGAGCGGTTCATCTGGTGGGGTGCGCGCCGCTCTGGCGCAGCGCAGTGGATCGACGGTTTCCCGACCGCCTGCTGATGAGGTGAGGGGCCCTTCGGGGCCCCTTTCTTCCAAGGAGAATCAATGGAACGAGTCGATTTCACCTTTAAGAACGGGCATACCCGCATCATGGCGAAGCGCCAGGCGGAGATCCTTGGGAAGTTGGGGCACGGGACTTACAAGACCCGAGACATGGCCTCGCAACCGATGGCCACGAAGCCCATGCTGGCTGCGCCGGTTGAAGAGGTCGACGACGGCCTCGACGCTCTGGATAAGGAGCAACTGCACGCCCTCGCGAAAGAGCGCGGCGTCAAGGTTCACCACATGGCCGGCGCCGACAAGGTGCGCGCGGCCCTGCGAGACGAAGACTGATGAAATTCTTTGGCTTCACGATCACGCGCGAGAAAGCATTCAACGCCGTGGGCAACCTCGCGCGTTATGGCTTGCGTACCATCTTGGAGCCATTTAGCGGAGCTTGGCAGCAGAACGTCGAAGAAAAGCGCGGCGACCTGCTGACGTATCCGACCCTGTATGCGTGCATATTCCGCATCTCTTCGGACATCGCGAAACTGCCGTTCACGCTGCAGCAAAAGATGCCGTCCGGAGTTTCGACAGAGGTCGCCAATCCCGCCTATTCGCCTGTTCTGAACAAGCCGAACGGCTTCCAGACGCAGGGCCAGTTCCGCGAATACTGGATGATCGCGAAGCTGACGCAGGGCAACGTCTATGTGCTGAAGCGCCGGGATGCTCGAGGTGTCGTGATCGACCTTTACATCCTGGATTCCTGCCATGTGATGCCGCTGGTCACGGATTCCGGAGAGGTCTATTACCAGCTCTACACCGACCCTCTGAACACGCTGCCGAAGGACTACCCGGCGAGCGGTCTGATCGTGCCGGCGAGCGAGATCATCCACGATCGGTGCATGACCCTGCATCACCCGCTGATCGGCATTCCTCCGCTTGCCGCGGCCTATTGGCCGGCGCTGAAGAACATGAAGATCATGCGCAGCGCGACGGAGTTCTTCGCGAACAATGCGCAGCCTGGCGGCATTCTGACCGCTCCCGCAGGCATGACGGAGGCGGATGCAAACGCGGTCAAGGAATACTGGAACACGAACTTCACCGGCTCCAACTCAGGCCGAGTGGCCATCATCGGCGCGGACATGCAGTTCACGCCGTTCGCGATGAAGAGCATCGATTCGCAGATGGTCGAGCAAATGCGCTACTCCGACGAGCAGATTTGTCAGCCATTCGGCGTTCCTCCCTTCAAGGTGGGCATCGGCACCATCCCCTCGGGGCTTGGTGTCGACGGTGTCAACCAGATGTATTACCAAGACGCGCTCCAGACGCACATCGAGCACATGGAGGCGCTGCTGGACGAAGGCCTGAAGATCTCCAAGCCTCTCGGCGTCGAGCTCGACCTGGCCCCGCTTTTGCGGATGGATGAGGCGAAGCGCGCCGAGGTCGAGACCAAGCTGGTCGGCGGCAAGATCAAGACGCCCGACGAGGGCCGGATCCGGTTTAACCTTGCGCCCACCGGCGGAGGCGACACCCTCTGGGGTCAGAACCAGGACTATCCGCTCGGCATGCTGGCAGACCGCAAGGAATGGGATCCTGCGATGCAGCCGCCTGCTCCGGCGCCGGCTCCAGCACCAGCGCCAGAACCCCAGGACGCTGCCCCTGAAATCAGCGAAGAGGACAAGGCCCTGATCGAAGAAGCCCGCGCCATCGTTGCAACTCAAAAGGCCATCGCGGCCATGCGCAGAGCCGCACAACCGGAGGCCACGAATGTTTGACCCAGAGAAGTTCGGCGAAGCCATGGGCGCCGCAATCCGCGAGGCTGTGGCTCCGCTGCAGAAGCGCATCGGCGAGCTCGAATCGCAGTTGGCGAAGGTGCCCGACGTTTCCGCAGACGTAGAGCGCGCTGTCGCCGCAGCGGTTGCTGCACTCCCAGTGCCGAAGGACGGGAAAGACGCCGAACCGATTGATACTGCGGCAGTGATCAAGGAAGTGCTCGCACAGATCCGCGTCCCGGAGGATGGCAAGGACGGTGAAAACGGCAAGGATGGAGCGCGGGGTGAAAAGGGCGCAGACGGCCTTGGATTGGCAGGCGCCATGATCGACCGCGACGGGGCCCTGCAGATCACGCTGACTAACGGTGAGGTCAAGAGTCTCGGGCCGGTGGTTGGCAAGGATGGCAGGGACGGTTCGGACGGCGTGAGCTTCGACACCTTCGAGATGGAATACCTTCCCGAATCGCACGAGATGTCGGTGAAGGCATCGGCCGGTGGTCGCACGAAGGAACTCCGCTACCCAGCCGGCGGCATCCGTCCGGCCGGCTACTGGCGCGAAGGAACTAAAGCGCAGGCTGGTGAAGCGTGGGTTCATGACGGCTCGCTGTGGATTGCCGTCAAGGATTGCCAATCCAAGCCGGCGACCAACGATGACGGCTGGATCATCGCAGCTCGCAAGGGACGGGATGGTGAGCGTGGGGCAAGCGCCAAGCCAATCGACAACGGCCCGATCAAGCTGAACTGACTATGGCCGACCTTGTCACCCTCGAGCAGGCGCGGTCCCATCTGAGGACCGATTCGGATGCGGACGACGCCTGGCTCGAGATGATGATTCCTGCGATCAGCGGGGCTGTCTTCTCCTGGCTCAAGGAGGACTGGCGGGCATACGTGCCGGAAACCGACGCTGAGGGCGATGTCATCGTCGACAGCAGCGGCGACCCGATCCCTTTCGAGGATTCGAACGGCCTAACTGTTAAGCCTAAAGTCATGGCGGCAGTCCTAGTGGAACTGGCTCAGCAGTATCGATTCCGGGATGGCTCTGATGCCGCTTCGGTTCCCTCCCATTGGGGGCACGGCTACGTCCTAGGTGCAGGCGCGACAAGCCTTCTGGCTTCGCTTCGAAAGTCGACGGTCGCATGAACATCGAAGCCGGCCGCCTGCGCCATCGGGTGAGGATTGAGCAACTCGAGAACTTGCTAGACAGCAACGGCGGAGTGATTCAGGATGAAGAGACCGGGCAAGTCGCGCAGGAGTGGGCCGAGGTTGCGACCGTCTGGGCGGCGATCGAGCCTCTGAGCGCTCGCGAGTTCATACAGAGCCAGGCGACCCAGTCGCAGATCACTGCGCGCATCATCATCAGATTCCGGGATGGGCTGAATGCGGCTATGCGGCTCGTGCATGTCCGCCGAGACATAGCCGACGTGATCTACAACCCGCACGGGTTTCTCGCAGACAAGGAGTCAGGCCTGGAGTACCTGACGATCCCGGTGTCAACGGGCGTGAGTGAGGCCGGGCTGTGACGACCTGGGCCATTCTTGCATCGGGGCCGTCGATGTCGCAGGAGATCGCCGATTCGGTGAAAGGCCTCAAGGTCGTCGCCGTCTCAAACACCTACGAACTCGCGCCATGGGCTGATGTTCTCGTGTCTAGTGACCGCACCTGGTGGACAAACAATCCTGGGGCCTTCTACTTTGAAGGTGAGAAGTTTTGTGGATTGACGATTGAACCGCCCAAGGGCGTGGAGAGGTTTCCCGGAGCGATTTCGGGTGGCAACTCAGCATTGCTCGCGCTACAGATCGCCGTCAGCAAGGGGGCCGAGCGCGTTCTATTGTTCGGGGTCGACCTCAACGGGAAACACTACTTCGGCGACCATCCGGCGCCCTTGAAGAACCCGACACCTCAGAGGTTTGACGTCTTTCAGAAGCAGTTCGCCCGCTATCGTCCGAAAGGGGTGGAGATCCTGAACTGCTCTCCAGATTCGGCGCTCAAGGCATACCCTTTCGCTGATGCCAAGGACTTCCTCCCGGAGCCAGAGCCGGAGCCCGTTGATCTGACGGGTCCGAAAGGGCAGCCAGGCGAGAAGGGCGACGTCGGGCCGAAGGGCGATGAAGGGCCTCGAGGTCGACAAGGCGAACGAGGCCCGGAGGGGCCGATGGGTCCGATGCCTGATCACCAGTGGGATGGAACGCGAATCCGATTCGAGGAACCGGATGGCACATGGGGAAAGTATGTTGACCTGCAAGGCCGACCCGGTCAGAGCTTCTCCGGCGGCGGCGGCGGTGGCATGTCAAAACTTCAGGCGTTGCAGTTGCAAACGCTGCTCGACATCTTCGGCGGCTGGATTTCAACCGCGCCGACTGTGGCCATCTCCTCTCTGACGTCTGATGACCTGCTGGCCAGCGGCACCGCAACGGCGACGGGGTACTACTCCGCGATCCCCGGCGGCTCGCCCGTAGGCGCGCAGTACGAATGGGACTGGGGCGACGGCAGCACCAGTTCGACGCTGAATGCGACGCATGAATACGCCGAGGCCGGAACCTATATCGTCGGGTTCAGAGCAAAGAATCACATCGGCTGGTCTGAGCCGGTGACGCAGGAGATCGAAGTATCGGAGGGTCCAGGTCTGTGGACTCCTGCCGAATTGACGGTCGACCATGCTTGGTACGTCTCGGACGATGCCGGCAACACATCGGTCGGCGGTTTGCTGGACACCTTGGCTGACAAGGGCAACACAGCGCTTCCGGCCTCGCCGAATCAGGGCGTCTCAACCAATCGGGCGGCGCTCACCAATACGCTGAATGGCCGCCCGGTGTGGACGGTGGACCCGGACTCGCCGACTGCGAAAGGCTATCTGCGCTCGGGGAGCACGGACCTGGCGCGGAATGTTGGCGGGTGCTCGATGTTCACAGTGTTTCGCGCGGCCGGCGAAGGCATTGTTGTTCTTCTGGATAACAGCAACGGCTATTTTGTGCGTGCCGGCATGCACCGTGGAGGTGGGGCGAACTCTCTGGTGCTGGACGGTCGTCGATTGGACGCCGACAGCTACGGGTCTACGGAAGGAACGGACTCTGCGCTCAGCGATTGGAGCATCGTTTCTGGCGTGATCAACTATGAGGCCACGTCCCTTCGCCTGTACGTAAACGGCGGGTTGATCGGTCAGTCGGATTCTTTCCAGACCGCAGGCTTGACGAGTGACACGCCTTCGCAGTTCCTGACCCTCGGGCACTACACAAACTTATCGAACGTCGTGGAGACGCCGATGGATGGAGACTTCGCGGAGGTGCTGGTGGTCCGCGGTGCGGTCGATCTAACCACGCGTCAGAAGATCGAAGGCTACCTCGCATGGCAATGGGGACTGGAAGGCGATTTGCCTGTGGATCACCCTTACAAGAGCGCTCCGCCTGAGGCTTAAGCCCTGTGCATGAGAGCGTTTCTTAACCTGCGCTACACGGTTGCTGAGCGCCGGGCGGCCTTTGTGGGTGGACTTGATAGGTTGGGTTATGAGGTTCGGAGCGATTCGCCATCCGATCCGAAGCAAAGTGACATCTTCGTCACATGGAACAGGATAGGGAACGGCGACCGGGTATCCAAAGAGTTCGAAGCGCGAGGCCTTCCGGTCATCGTTGCGGAAAACGCAGCCTGGGGCAACGACTTCGCGGGCGCCCGGTGGTACTCGCTGGCCCTGAACTGGCACAACACCTTGGGGCGTTTCCCGATCGGCAGCGCCGAGAGGTGGGATTCGCTGGGCGTTGAACTGGCTCCATGGAGAACCAGCGGCGAGACGGTGATTCTTCCTCAACGAGGGATCGGGCCAGCAGGCGTGGCGATGCCGCGTGATTGGACATCCCGACAGAAAGGCCGAGTTCGGTCCCATCCGGGAACTAGGCCATGCAAGCCGCTCGAGGAAGACCTGGCGAAGGCCGGGAAGGTAGTGACATGGGGCAGCGGGGCCGCGGTCAAGGCTCTGACGTGGGGTATCCACGTCGAATCGCACATGCCGAACTGGATCGGTGAACAGGACAACACAGATGCCGGCCGGCTGGAGATGTTCCGCCGTCTTGCATGGGCGCAATGGACTCTTGATGAAATTGAAGACGGTACGGCCTTCCGACACCTCCTCGTTCGCGCGGTTTGAGCGGGAGCATGTCAAGCCCAAAGCGGGCCGGACACTGATCGTGGGTTCACGCGTCTACCACGACAAGGAAGATCGTCGTCTTCGCCATGCGAATGCGGTGGGCGTGGACATGCTGGATGGGGCCGGCGTCGATCGAGTTGTGAACTTGGAGGATGAACTGCCGGGCGACCTAGGTCTCTTCGACCACGTCGAGTGCATGAGCGTGCTGGAGCACAGCAGACGCCCCTGGCTGCTGGCAGCCAACGTCGAGCGCTTGATGGCTCCTGGTGCAACAGTCTTCGTCACAGTGCCGTTCATGTGGAGGATTCACGCATATCCAGGTGACTACTTCCGGGTGACGCCGGAGGGTTTGAAGGCGCTGTTCCCCGGAATCAAGTGGGAGAGTGTGCTTCTGGCGGGCGTGGATCTCTACCCTGGCCCAAAGGTCGAGGCGGTCAAGGTCGAGGGACATCCATACTTTGCGCGCACTGACACGGTCGGTTTCGGGGTGAAGGCGTGAAGTTTCTCTTTACCGGCCGCGGGACATCTGGATCGTGGGCGATCAGAGGCGCGCAGCTCGGGCAGGCGATGGGGGCGCGAGTTGTCCCCATGGCCAGCCTCGAGGATTGCCGGTGGGCCGATGTGATCGTGGTGGTGAAGAGGGTTCACCCGGAGTTGCTGCAGCGCATCCGCCAGAGCGGTCGGCCATGGCTCTATGACATCGTGGACGCTTACCCGCAGCCGCTGTGCGGGATCTGGGGCGAGTCGGAGTCGAGGGCCTGGCTGAAGGAGCATCTCGCGGCGCTGAAGCCGGACTTCATCATCTGGCCGAACGATCGGATGAAGGCCGACGCTTCCGGGGGCGGTGCGGTTATCTACCACCACCATCGGCCGCAGATTCGCAGGAACCCAGTCAGGTCGGAGATCAAGAGGATCGGCTATGAAGGAGCGCCCAGCTACATCGAAGGCTGGATGCCGGCGATCAAGAGGCAATGCGAGAGGATCGGTGCCGAGTTCGTGCTGAACCCGCAGCACCTGGCCGACGTCGATGTGGTGCTGGCGCTGCGTGACAAGAATCATGCCGGCTACCCGCAGCGCATGTGGAAGTCAAATGTCAAGTTGGCGAACGCTCACGGGAGCGGTACGCCATTCATCGGACTGCCGGAGCCAGGCTACCAAGAGACGGCGACCGGCTGCGAGTACTGGGCGACGAACTGCGACGAACTCGGGACGGCGCTGGACTGGCTGGAATCGCAGAGCGCACGAGAGCAGGTGAGCGAGAGGTTCCTGGCCGCGGCCATCTCAATCGACAAGGTCGCGGAGCAATACAAGTCATGGATCGAAGCCTTGAGGTTCTGAGGCTTCCGAGCAACTCGCGCCATTCGAAGGAAACGCTGGACGGGATCATCGCCGCGGCTCAAGCGGCCTTCTGGAAGGTGTCTGTCACCAACAACTACCGGGGGCGCAGTTCCGTCTTGGTGGTCTACGGCGTTGGGTCCGAGGTCAACAACGCCGCCAGGAATGCGCAGATCGCGCGGGGCGGCCGGGTCGTGATGTTCGATCTTGGCTACTTCGGGCCGAAGAAGACGGGCGGATTCTTCAAGGTGTCAATCGACGTCGACCATCCGCACAAGTACATGGATCTGACGCCGAACGATCCGAGGCGATGGAAGGCTGTAGGAATCCAGATTCGAGAGGATGCCGGCGACGGCCCGGTCGTCTTGGTCGGTCTGGGTCCGAAGGCCAAGCGGTATCTGAACCTTTTCGACTGGGAGCGAAGCAAGTTGCAGGAACTTCGCTCGAGATTCCCCGGCCGTGAAATCGTCTTCCGGTCAAAGCCAGGAAAGCGGGTTGCGCCGATTCAGATCGGCATCCCTACCGACTGCGAGAAGCCAATCGCCCAGTTCCTAAAAGGGGCATCGTTGGTGGTCTGCAGGCATAGCAATGTGGCGATCGACGCGGTGATCGCTGGTGTGCCCTTTGAATGCGAGGACGGCGCTGCGAAGTGGTTGGTTGGAAAGCCGTACACGCCGGAGAACAGGCTGGATTTCTTGCGGCGCTGCGCTCACTGGCAATGGAAGGCCTCGGAATCCAGAGAGGCATGGAAGTTTCTAACAGGAATCATTGATGCGACTTAACGTCTGTTGCGGCCGGAAGATCCTGACGGGTTACACGAATATCGACATCGTGCCGACCGGCGATGCAGTTCCGGACATCCTGTGCAACGCGCTTTCGGTTCCTTTGGAGGATGGGTGCGCTGATGAAATCATGTGCATTCATGGCTTCGAGCACTTCTATCGGTGGGAGGTCGACGGCCTGGCGCAGGAATGGAAGCGGCTATTGAAATCCGGCGGAATCCTGATCCTCGAGCTTCCGAACTTGGTGAAATGCTGCGCGAACATCCTCAGCGGCTACAAGAAGGCCGGCAAGCATCCGGACCAGTTCGGGATGTGGGGCATTTTTGGCGATGACCGCGACAAGAACCCGCACATGATCCACAAATATGGCTGGTCGCCAGAAACCCTAAGCCGGTTCCTCAAAGAGCAGGGGTTCGTAGAAATAAGAGAAGAAGTCACGCAGTGGCATCTAGGCGGTCGCGCCAATCGAGACATGCGAATAGTCAGTCGCAAGCCGGTGAGTGAGTGAAGTGAACTCGCTCGGCAGCACGTCTAGCGGCAATGGCTTCGTCAAGACATTCGAAGCGGCCGAGATTCAGGGTAATGCCAAAACTCTTAATGCGAACAAGCCATTTCTGTCTGTCCTGTTCCCATCGAATTCCTCTCATCTCGTGAACCACCCTGTTTTCATGATTCTGTTTACTGGTGGCAGGGCGAAGGTTGTCCCATCGATTGTCTTGGCGATTCTTATTGCGGTGATCAATCTGAGCCTGCGGGTGTTCACCCGTCATGTAGAGGTACGCGAGTCGATGAGCAGGCCATTTGACTTGGTCAATCTTGATCAGCCAGTAGCCGTGAGGAGAGAGGTGCCCGGCGACGTCTCCAGCCGTGGTCCTGGATCTGCCGACGCGCATGCGCCAGTGGAAAACTCCGGTTTGCGGGTCATAGGAAAGAATTTCGCGCAGGCGCTGCGCGGTAAGATCGGCGGTAGCCATGAAGCACTCCTGTTGCTGATTGGTCAGAGGCCTGCGGGTGTTAGTAGCACCGCGCGGGCCTCGTCATTTTATTGGATGCCCGGATGACTGTGCAGTTGTTTTGTGGGTATGACGAGCGGGAAGCTGCCGGATACCACACGTTCTGCGCGAGCGTCCTTCGGCGAGCTTCTAAGCCTGTGAGCTTCAGGCCGCTGGCATCGATGGGTCTTCCTGAAGGGACCAACACGTTCACGCTTTCCCGGTTCCTGGTCGCCTACCTTATGGGATTCAAAGGGCATGCGATCTTCGTCGATGCATGCGACATGCTGATGCTCGGTGACGTCGCAGAACTAGACGCCCTGTTCGATCGCCGGTATGCGGTGCAGGTCGTGAAGCATCCAGACTACAAGAGTCAGCACGCGCGGAAGTACATCGGGACCGAGATGGAGTGCGAGCAGAGCAACTATCCGAGAAAAAACTGGGCATCTGCAATGCTGGTGAACGCAGAGCACGCGGCCTGGTTCGCCGCGACGCCGAAATTCATCTCGCTGGCCAAGCCGGTTGATCTTCTCCAGTTTCGGTACATGGAAGACAGCGAGATCGGCGAGATTCCTCCCGAGTGGAACGTGTTGATCGATGAGGGCCAAAAGCACGAAGGGGCGAAGTTGCTTCACTGGACCGCAGGTCTGCCCACGTTCCGGCACTACCGAAATGCCAGAGGCTCCTCGGACTGGTTCGGGGAGTTCGAACACATGACGAAAGCGATGCAGCATGGCTGACACCATCTCCGTCAAGATGAACGGCATCGACGATCTGAACAAGAAGCTCGAGGGCCTGAAGTACGACGTCCAGAAGAAGGGAGGCCGTTTCGCGCTTCGCAAGGCCGCGCAAGTGGTCCGGGACGCTGCACGCCAGAACGCCCAGGCTGTGGACAACTCGGCAACGGGCCGGAGCATCGCCAAGAACATCACGGAGAAGTGGAGTAGCCGGCTCAACAAGCAGACCGGCGACCTCGGGTTTCGCGTCGGCGTGTCTGGTGGCGCGAAGCTGCCTAAGGACAACGTCGACGAAGGCGCAGGGGGGCCAACGCCGCACTGGCGTCTGCTCGAGTTCGGCACGGAGAAGATGGCCGCGCGCCCGTTCTTTGGGAAGGCGCTTCCTGAGAATGCCCAGAAGGCGACAGACGTTTTCATTGACCAGTTCGGACGTGCGATTGACCGAGCTCTGAAGAAGGCCGGCTGATGTTTCCACCTATCTTCCCCACGGTCGCTGCAAGTTCTGCGGTGAAGGCCCTCATTGGCTCGAATCCGGTTCGGTTCTATCAGTTCGGCCTGGCGCCGCAGAACGTAGCCAAGCCATATGCAGTTTGGCAGCGGACCTTCGGGGCTCCTGAGAACTACCTTGGAGATGTGCCGGACGCCGATTCCTTCACCTTGCTGGTGGACATATACGCCAGCAGTGCGGACTCCGCCAGGTCGGTGGCGCTCGCCTTGAGAGATGCAATCGAGCCGGCCGCCTACATCACGGCATGGCTAGGTGAGTCGATCGATCCCGACACAAAGAACAACCGCTTCAGTTTCCAAGTGGACTGGATAGTCCTGCGATAGATCACGTTTTCCCAGCGACAAGAGGCCCGCCAAGTGCGGGCCTTTTTGTTTCCGTAAGACCGGGATGACCGGGATGTTTTTTTAACCCGCCGAGAGGCAAAGCTAGGAGCTAGCAACCATGACGATGAAGACCCAGGGCACCGACCTTTACGCGATTGACCCACGCGACGAATCGCTGATCACCGTCGGGTGTATAACTTCCCTCGACGGCATCGATTCCACGATCGACCAGATCGAAACCACCTGCCTGAACAGCGCAGAGCGGACCTATGTCGCCGGCCTCGGCACTCCCGGAACCGCGACGTTCGGCCTGAACATCGACACGGCAGATGCGAACCACCTCTTGCTGCACGAGATCAAGCAGCTCGGCCTGACGCTCAAGTGGGCCGTTGGCATGTCGGACGGCACCGCGGCCCCAACCGTGGACACTGCCGGCGACTTCAACCTGCCGACCTCGCGCTCGTGGATCACCTTCGAGGGGTTCATGAACAGCTTCCCGTTCAGCTTCGCGCTGAATGGCGTCGTTGCTTCCAGCGTCGGCATCCAAGTGTCAGGCGCGCAGGCCCTGATCGCCAAGGTCTGAGATGCAGTTCTCCGACCTGATGGCGGCCGGCGCGTTCGTTTCCGAAACGCCGGTCAAGAAGCAAGTCACCTGGAAGCACGAAGTCGACGGCAAGGAGGTCGAGCACACGTTCGACATCTTCGTCCGTCGTCAATCCTTCGGCGCGATCGAGGTGATCTATGGCGGCGAATCCGATCGTTCGAAGATGGCCAAGTACATCGCGGAGTCCATATGCGACGAGAAGGGGAAGGCAGTGATCCCCTATGACAAGGCCGTGCAACTCGATCCGGGTCTCGGAACCCTCTTCGTGAAAGCCATCAACGAGGTCAACGGCCTCGGCAAGGCAGAAGCAAAAAACTGACAGCCGCTGATGAACTGTGGTGCCAATTGGTACTGCGGGGAATCGGCGGCTGGACGATTGCTGAAGCTAAGAGGCGTATGACTTACGACGAGTTCGTAACGTGGCGCGCCTTCATTAACAAGCATGGCTTGCCAGCGCTCGGGTCGGAGGCGACCGAGCGTGCGTTTGCGGTTCTCACCTGGCGTCTCGATAGAGCCAATGGTGGCAAGACGGAAATCTCCGACTGGCTGCCAAGGCCCAGAACCGCCGAGGACACGCAGACGCTAAAGATGGCCCGAATGTTGGGGATCAAGGTCTAAACATGGCATCAAAGAGTTTGGGCACGCTCACGCTCGACCTTGTCGCGCGCATCGGCGGCTATACCGCTGGCCTCGATAAGGCCGAGAAGGAAGCCCAGAAGCGCGCGAAGGCGATTGAGAACGCCTTCGATTCGGCTGCCGCTGGCGTTGGGATCGCCTTCGGCGCGATCGCCACTGCCGGCGCAGCCGCGTTCGCTGCGATCAGCCAAGGGATCGAGGAAGCCGCGAAGTTCCAAGACCTGGCTGAGATGACTGGGGGAAGCGCCGAAGGCCTCGCGTCGATGGCCGTTGCTGCGAAGACGGCAGGCGTGGAAATGGATTCCGTCGCCCAAGCTTCGATCAAACTGACGAAGAACCTGACCGGCGTCGACGACGAATCAAAGGCGGCGGGCGCGGCGCTCGCTGCACTTGGCATTCCTCTTCAGGAATTCAAGAAGCTCGCCCCTGAGCAGCAGATTGACACCCTGACTAAAGCGTTCGCTGGGTTCGCGGATGGCACGGGAAAGACTGCTGTCGCGCTGGATCTCTGGGGAAAGTCCGGAGCCGAGCAATTGAAGCTCATGAAGGCCCTGGCCGAGCAGGGCGGCCGGAACGTCATCCTCACTGAGGAGCAGATCAGGCAGGCCGATGACTTCGCCGACAAGCAGGCCAAGGCCAAGGCGGAGCTGTCCCTTTATGCCAGCGCACTCGCGACGCAGGCGCTGCCTGCGATCACCGCCTTTACCGGCGCGCTGACGGACACCGTCAAGGAACTGCTGGGCGTCAGCAATGCAACCAACGCCCTGAAGAACAATACAGCGGTCGCGGACTTCGCCGAGGGTGCTGTCCGCGTTCTGGGCTTCATCGTGGATGCTGCGGATGGCGTCGTCCGAGCGTTCCAAGCAGTGGGCAAAGGTATCGCGGCGCAAGCCGCAACAGTCGATGCTGCGCTTCATCTTGACCTGAAGGGCGCATACAACATCGCTAAAGAAGGCGTTAAGGACGTTCAGGAAATCCTCGACCGACCCCTCTTCAGCACGAAACTGAATCAGCGCATCGCCGAGCAGAAGCGCCTAGCCGCGCAGGCAACCCCACCGGGGGCCGCGTTGCCGCCGCTCAGATACAGCGGGGCGACCAAGGCCGCAGGCGGCGGATCGAAAGATGACCCGACGAAGAAGCTCCTCGAGAACGACCTGAAGGCATTCAAGGCGCAGGGCGACGCAGCCAAGGAACTGCTGGCAGACCGGAACAAGATCCTCGACCTCTACAACTCGCAGGGCCTGATCTCGGTCAAGGACTATTACGAAGCCCTGCGAGGAAATGCCGAAGAGGCGACCGCGGCCCAACGGAAGGCGCTCGACGACCAGATCAAGGCGCTGCAGGACTTCCAAGCTAAGGCGCCGAAGGCTACGGACAAGGCAGACGCACAAGGGAAGATCAACGACCTCCTTGTGCAACAGGCGAAGCTCGAGCGAGAGTCTGGGAATGCTGCGATCGAGATGGGGATCAAGCAGCAGCAGGCGACGCAGGCCTACCGAGACTCCCTGAACGAGGTCAACGCCAAGATTCTGGAGCTCGACGGCAACCTGAGCAAGGCTGCGGAGATTCGCTTCGACCAGCAGAACCGACAGCTTCGCGCGCTGGCTGAGGCATCCGGCGATTTCGCATCGGTCGCGCAGATCGATCGTCTGCGGGAGTACACCAAGGCGCAGGCGGACCTGAACGCAGTGCAGCAGAAATTCTCGCTTGCGCAGGGAGATCTTCAGATCGCTGAAGAGCGGATCACCCAAGCCCGCGAGCGCGGGACCATGGGCGAGATCCAGGCGCTTCAAGCCTCCGGCGCGGCCAGGCGTGAGGCCGTGGCGATCATGCAGCAGCAACTGGAGAAGTTCCAGGCCATCGATGCTGCAGCGCGCACTCCCGAGCAGGCCCAGGCGATCGAACGCCTCAAGGTTCAACTGGAAGGCCTCAAGGCAACCGTCGACCCGCTGGCCGACAAGTTCAACCAACTCTTCGCGGATGCGGCTGGGAATGCGTTCGGGGATTTCATCAGCGGGACCAAGAGCGCGAAGGACGCGTTCAAGGACTTCGCGAACACGGTGATCAGCGAGATTGCCCGCATGGCCGCGAAGGATCTGGCCAAGTCGCTGTTCGGCGGCGGAGGTCAGGCAACCGGGGGTGTTGGGTTCAACTTCGGAAGCATCCTCTCTAGCTTCTTCGGCGGAGGAGGTGGCGGCGGCGATGTCCTCGGCGACTTCATAAAACTGAACAAATTCGAGTCTGGTGGATACACGGGCATGGGGGCGGCCAATGACCCGGCCGGCATCGTCCATAAAGGCGAGTACGTTCTGAACCAAGAGCAGACGCGCCGGATTGGTGTCGGCAATCTCCAAAGCGGGAACTTCGGGGGCGGCGACAACATCGTCAACATCACAGTGCCAGGCCGGATTGATCGGGAAACCGCGCAGCAAGTCGCCAACCAGGTATCGCTCCAGCAGCGCCGCGCAAGGAGGCTGGTGTGACATTCCTTGACACACGTCTAAGCGATTGCGTCGGCCTCGGTTTCACTGGCGGTCCTGAATGGAACACGCTGGTTCGCCAATTGGCGAACGGGATCAGCATGCGCCGAGGCAACTGGGCCATGCCGCACCATCGGTACACGGCCGACTACAGCATCCTAGACCCAGAGGCGCAAAACGAGATCCTCGCGGCGTTCATAGCGTGCCGAGGTCAGGTTCATTCCTTCCGGTTCAAGGACTGGAATGACTACGTCGCCGAAGATCAGGCGATGGAGGCAGGAGATGGCACCAGCACGCCCCGGCAACTGACGAAGGCATACACCTTCGGCCCTGAGACATACACCAGAACGATCCTGCTGCCGATCGCGAGCACTGTGGTTATCACTGCCAACGGAACGCCGATCACCGTCACTACGGACGACGAGACCGGCCTGGTGACGCCTTCTGCGCCATGGCCAACCGGGCAAGTCATCCGCGCGAACTTCGAATTCGATGTTCGCGTTCGGTTCGGAATGGACTATGCGCCGTTCACGCGAGAGGCGCGCGCGGTTGGCAGGACGACCGTCCAACTCGTGGAGGCCTTTACGCCATGAGCCGGACTGTTCCTGCTGCGCTTCAGGCGCATCTCGACTCAGGTGAGACGACGATGACCTTCATCATGCGGATCGACCCGGTTCAGCCGGGCTTCGATTCGGTCGGCTGCACGATGCTCGACAGGGACATCGTCTATGACGACGGTCTAGGAGAACTCACCTATCACGCCACGATCGGGATGACGCCGTCGACGCTTGCCTCTACCTCGAGCATGGGTGTGGACAACGGCGAATTTCAGCACCTGATACCCGAGGGCGACATGGGCATCTCAGAAGAGGTGCTGAACTCTGGTGCGTACGACGGCGCCAAGTACCGCATCTATTGGGTGAACTACGAAGATTTGTCCATGGGGCACATCGCGATAACCCGAGGTGAGCTTGGGCAGATCCGAGTGGAAGACGGCCTGACGTTCTGGAGCGAAATCACCAGCCTCGCGAAGCAACTGAAGATGCCGGTTGTCAAGAAGAGCTCACGCAGTTGCCGGGCAACCTTCGGGAGCCAACCGATCGGAACAGTTGGCGCTGCCTTCACTGAGCGACAACCATGCGGCAAAGACATCTCAGGGATGTGGACGACCTTCACGGTAGATGCGGTCGGTCTTGAGACAAACCGCACCTTCACTGCTGCAGGTTGGTCGGCGGATGAGGACTTCTATGTCCCTGGCATGGTGCATTGGCTCACTGGTGCAAACACCGGGCGCCAATACGAGGTTGAGGAGCAGAACGGAGATGGCGACATCTCTCTTGCCTTCGAAGCCATGTTCCCGATCGAAGCAGGCGACACCTTTGAAATCCGAAAGGACTGCACAAAGTGGAAGGAAGAGCCGAACGGCTGCAAGACTCATTTCGGAGACGACTGGGTTCTTCACTTCCGAGGCGAACCGTACCTGAAGCCGCAGGATTCTGATCAAGCAATCACGCCTGGCGCGATGCTCGGAAAGGGGCTGCCATGAGCCGGCTGGTTGAGGCCGCTCGCTCCTTCCTGGGCGTTCCGTTCAAGCATCGAGGCCGCAGTCGACGCGGATTGGATTGCGCCGGCCTGGTCTGGTGCGCCTGCGCCGAGGCTGGGGTCATACATCCTGACCTCGAGCGCTATGGTCGGGAGCCACACCGCGACGGGATGATGCGGGTCGTCGTTGAGGCGGCGGGAGAGCCAGTATGGCAGGGACGTCCAGGCCAACTGGTTCCGCGCGACGTCCTCCAAGTCGGCGACGTACTGGTGATGCGTTTCGCCAAAGAGCCGCATCACATGGGCGTAATCGGAACCGATCGCCTGCGGGGATTGTCTTTGATCCATGCAGACGGTAGCCCCGGCGTGCGCCGAGTGGTCGAGCACGGCCTAGATGATCTCTGGCAGTCGCGCATCTGCGCAGTTTTTCGGGGGGCTGCGTAGATGGCGCGCCAGGTACTTCCCATCGTCGGTGGAATCGTCGGCGCGTTCTTCGGTGCTCCACAGCTCGGCATTGCCATAGGTTCAGTGGTCGGCGCAGTCGTTGACCCTGTGGTCAACCAGGGCCCCAAACTCGGAGAGCTTGCCGTCCAGCGCTCCAACGAGGGCATGCCGCGCGCGATCGTTTACGGCACCGCTACCTGCACGGGATACATCCTCGATTTCGGACCTACGATCAAGACTAAAGAGACCATCACCGGAGAGAAGGGCGCGCCCAAGAGCGAACAGGAGGTGGTGTATCGCAACTACGCGATTGCCATCTGCGAGGGTCCAATCAACGGAGTTACCAGGGTCTGGGAGAACGACAAACTCGTCTACGACATCCGACCTGGTTCTCTGATGCTGGCTGAGTCGGCGAAGTGGAAGCAGAACAAAGCGTTCTACATGGGAACCGAGGATCAGTTACCGGACGTGTTTCTTGAGTTGAACGTCAGCGGAGTCGGAGAAACCCCTTCCTATCGTGGAACAGCTTACATGGTTGTAGGTCTTGAAGACCTGACCAACTCGCTAGGTGCGATCCCGCAGTATCGATGGGAAGTCAGCGGAGCGGGGTTCTATGAGCCGAACCCCTTGATCGTTTATCCATGGGCGACCGACCCGCTCGATCCTAGGAACGAGCTCAACGAGCACACCTATGAATATGTGGGATTCGCAGGAAACTCCGGATCTCCGCAGATTGCGCCACAAATAGGAACTGTCTACGACAATTTAGATGACTCTCTGGCCGAAATGGCCGCGAGGTGGGAAGCCGACCCGAATCAGGCTTCACCGCCATTTGTCGGGACCATGAATCTCGTGGCCTATGACGACGGCGTCCTCGTGTCTCCGATGGACACAATCGATGCGGCAGAGCAGGAAACATTCCGTCTGCACTTCAACGAAGTAATTCCGAGTTCATACACGGATACGCCAACCGTTCAGACCCCCACCATCGATTGGCCTCTCAGCGGCGGCATCTGGGGCGGAAACATCTCGCCTCTGGCGAGCGTTGCCTACAGAGCGCTCCCATACTCCAGGTCTGGGCAGTACACATCGGCATTTCGACACCACGCGACCGAGGTCTACACCAACGAAGTGATAGCCCCTTATGAGGGCTTTTACACGTACGACGGATTCGTCAGGGTCAAGCGAGTTCCTGTTCCTCCAGAGGGAACGACGGAGATTGTCGGGACCGCTAAGCAACTCGCGGTTGTTGAGTATCGCGATGGAGAGCTCTATCAAAATGGTCTTGGCCCTGTGGTTCTGCCAGACGATCCGCGATATGACGATGATGATTTTTGGGCAGACGAGGCTGCCGCGGCTATCACGGCTGGAACATTAGCGCCAGACGTCGACACGCCGGTCATCGTTTCGAGCTATGCGAGCGGCATCATTCAGGGCGTCGGCGTGCTTACGACTCTTGATGCCATCGTCTCTGACCTTCATGATCGATGCGCGATACCGTCAGATGACTTCGATGTTTCGGAACTGACTGACATCGTGGAAGGACTGACGCTAACCGGGGACTACACCGCAGCGGGCGCAATCGATACCCTGCGGAGTTGCTACTTCTTCGACAAGGCCGAGCCTGGTGACAAGCTCTACTATCCAAAACGCGGGAAGCCAGTCGTTACGACGCTGACCTTCGACGACCTGATCGACATCCCGGACCTGTCAAAGCGCGGCCAGGTGGCGGAGGTTCCGAAGAAGGTGCATCTTTTGTTCCAAAACTCAAGGGCCGGATATTCCCCTGTAAAAGCAACCTACGAGCGCAGCACGGTCGATGTGAAGTCGATCGTGGAGACCACTATCGAGGTGCCTGTCGTTCTGGATATGGACGAAGGGCAGCAGATGGTTCACAAGCAGCACAAGGTGCTGACGGCCGATGCCCAGGGCGAGATCAAGCTTAACATTCCGGATCGCCTAATCGCCCTGATCCCGAGCGACAACATCGGATTCAGCCTGCGCGGCCAGGTTCGTCGCCTTCGGATCGATGAATGCGAATGGGCTGATGGGGTTCTAACTCAGACGCTGCGCACAGATCGCCAGAGTGCCTATACCTCGAAGCTGACTGGCATCCCGATACCGGAGCCGATGCTGCCGCCTTCGACGATCGTGGGCGATACGGTGTTTGTGTTCGCCGACGTGTCGAGCCGCATAGATTCCGAGGACGACCTTCATTACCTGGTGGCGGGAGTGGGATCGTTGCCTGGATGGTATGGCTGGCAACTGCAACGCAGCCTTGACGCTGGCGCAAACTATGTGACCGTCGAGCAGTTCAACGTCGCGGACGTTATCGGGTCTCTGGTGGATGCAGTTCCTGCCGCATCAGAGCACTACACGGACACCACCAACACCGTGCGCGTGCAGTTGCAGCGCACTGGACAAGAGCTTGAGAGCATCACGCTCGTGCAGTTCCTATCCGAGGGCGGCGCCTTCTTGCTCGAGAAGGCAGACGGTAGCTACGAGATCATGCAGGCGATGGACTGGGAGGACGAAGGCGATGATGTGTTCGCCGGAACTGTTCTGCACCGAGGACGGCTGAACTCAGGCGCCTCGGCTCATTCGGCCGGCGCGCGCTTCGTCATGCTTTCCAGTACGCATCACATAGCTGCAGAGTCCGCGTGGCTCGGCCAGGCGCTCACGCATCGTCCGGTAAGCCTTGGCGATTCGCCAGAGAACGCGACGGAGCAAATGGACACATACATCGGCCGTTCTCAGATTGAGTGGCCGGTTGCATCGCTATCTCTGGCCAGGGATGGGGCCGACGTGGTAACGGCAACCTGGGCGCCGAGGCACCGCTTCGGGACCGAGGACGCCCCGATAGCATCGATCAACTTCCAAGGCTTCCGCGTGACGCTGGATGACGGCGTCCTACCGGCAGTCACCTTCGATACGACAACCGCGGGATTCACATATGACGCATCGGCGCTAGGCGCGCCGTTGACCGTCAGCGTCTCCGCCATCAATCGCATAACGGGCGTAGGCCCGGCAACCTCTGGAGCTGTATGAGCACCCCGATTCTTCCCTTTGCTGTCTGGTTGTCTGGCACGAACCAAAACAGTATTCCGGCCAACGACAATTCTCTCAGGCACCAGATCCTAAATGGGCTGGTTATCAGCAAGGCGGTAACCGCGCAGCCTGGTAGCCCTTCCAACGGTGACATCTACATCATCCCTGGCTCTGCAACTGGCGCGCAGTGGTCCACGTTCGACGAAGATGATCTGGTCATCTACAGCGATGGCACTTGGTACGCCTTCGCTCCAGCAGATGGAGTTGTAGTCAACTTCGACGGATCGCAGGAGCAGTGGTCGGGCGGAAGTAACGGATGGGTCGAAATTGCTGGAGGTGGCGGTGGCGGCGCGGTTGATTCGGTCAACGGCCTAACAGGAACTGTGGTTCTGGATGCTGACGACATTGATGCGCCAGACCCTGGTGGCTACTTCACCGGCACAACGGTCCAGGATCAACTGCAGGAACTCGGCGCTGGTGGTGGCGCTGGCATCCCAAACAAGTTGGTGAATATCGCCCTGTCCGATCTGACAACGGCGCTTACCACGGGAACGCTGAAGGGCTTCTGGATCGCTCCGGAAGACGGTGAATTCGTTGACATATGGCTCGGCATCGGTGTCGTGCAGTCGACTTCAGGGATCATCCGTATCGACGTAAACGAGGCCGGTTCTACGATCTTCACCACTCGCCCATACATCGATGCCAACGAGGCAACGTCCTTGACTGGTGGTGCGGCTGTGTTCACAAGCAGCCCCTACGCATTCACTAAAGGCGACATATTCACCTTCGACATCGATGATGCAGGGACGAGTTCCAAAGGCCTGCAGGCTGTCATTGAGTACACGCCAGTATGAGCATGCTGATCGATGCTTACCGTTTTGGAGGCGGCACACTGTATCGGTATTGGCGACTAACGGTCACTGATTGGACGAGTCCATCAGGGAAGGGGGCGGCCGGGAGTTTGGTTCGTGTTGCTGAGTGGGAACTGCATGTCGGCGCCACTGCATACCCAACCTCGAATATGACGAACAACACGTCTCCTTCGCCGCTTGTCGCATCTTCTCTGACAGATCTTGGCAGCGGATTCGAACCATACAAGGCATTCGACGGAAACCTATCTGATTCAAACAGATGGATCAGTGCCGATGCAGTGTCCGCGGACCAGTGGCTGCAGATTGATCTTGGCGCAGGTGGCGAAATTCGACCGACAACCACCGAGATCGCTCCGGACGGCGGCGCACACGTTCCTCCGAATGGGAACTACATCAAAGACTTCAACATCACCGCCAGTAACACCGGGACTTTCGGCGGTGAAGAGGTCACGTTCCTCACGGTTTCTGGGTTGATCATCAGTGATTGGGCTGACAACACACTGAAGTCTTTCAACCTACTCAATCCACCATAAGGGAGAAACCAATGAAGACACTCTCATCAATTTGGTCTTGGCTGAGGCCGAAGCTCCGCTCATGGTTCGAAAAGGCAGTCAACTGGATGGACAAGCCGTGAGCCAGCAGCCAGTTATGGACATCGTCGGCCTGTTTGTCTTCATTGCAGCAATGATATTCAGCGGCGAGGTTGCTGCTGTCGTCGGACCCTATATGGTGATCGTTGTCGCAGCAACACTAGGGGCCAGCTTCAAGGTTGCACGCAGGGAGAAGAGCACGCGCATGAGTGCCGTTATGTTCTTCATGCGGGTGGTCGGGATGGCCGTGATCCTGACGGTTGCCCTGGCAGTCGCTCTGAACTCCTATCGGCCGGACTTGTCGCCTCGAGTGACGGTCGCACCCATCGCCCTGCTGATCGGCTTCATCGATTGGCCCTGGGCTCTCACGAAGATTGTGCGGGGGATCTTCGCTGCTCTCGATCTCGCTCGCGGGAAAGGGGGCTCTTCGTGAACCAGGTCTATCTGTATGCCTTTGCGAATCTGCTGATCTGTGGGGTGATCTGGTTCATTGCGCTCTGTCGGCTCAATGCCATGTGGAAGACGGTCCTATGGCGGGTTCGTGTCGAGTACGCATGCTACGTCGGTGGCGCTGTCGCCGCCGGCTTCCAGCCTCTGTGGGGCGAATGGCCTCAGATTGGATCTCTTGCGATTGCCGGCGCGATGCTGATCGGCCTGTTTTGCAGTAGCCGTGCATGGGCTGGCGATGTTCCTCCGGATGTGGCAACAGGGCCTGCGCCCTTGGGAGATCAGTGATGGACATCACCATTGAACAACTCATGGCCAGCACGGGCGCCAGGCGGGACCGAGCCGAGCGCGCGCTGGATGGCATCAACAATGCGATGGGGATGTATGAGATCAACAATCCGGCGAGGATCGGCATGTTTCTTGCCAACGTCGGGCACGAGACTATGGGCCTCAAGTACCTCGCCGAGCTCGGGGGCGACGACTACCTGAGCCGGTACAACGGCCGGGCGGACCTGGGGAACGTCAAGCCAGGCGACGGGCCCAGGTTCAAGGGCCGCGGCATGCTGCAGACCACTGGGCGCGCAAACTACGCCAAGCTGACCCAGAGGCTGCGCGCTCGCTTCCCTCAGGCCGAGATCCCAGACTTCGAAGCAACGCCCGAAATGCTCGAGCGCCCAGAGTGGGCTGCTCTTTCGGCGGCCGATTACGTTGGGATGAGGAACCTGAACGCCAAGGCCGATGCCGGCGACTTCCTGGGCTACTGCATCGGGATCAATGGGCGGAACAAGTCGACCGGGCTCCCGAATGGATGGGTCGACCGTACTGACCTTTGGGCCGCAGCTCAGCGGGTGCTCTGATGTACCTATACGCAACCATCCTGGCGGCCGGCCTGCTGACCGGCTTCGCTGGCGCTTGGAAGGTGCAGGACTGGCGCCAGGATGCCGCGGAGCTGGAGCGCGCCAAAGTCGAATCCCGCGACCGGCTGAAGAAGATGGAACGCGGCGACGATGCCGCCCAAGCGCATGAAGGCTTCAAGGCCAAAACGGAGATTGTCTATGTCGACCGAATCAAGAGGGTGGACCGCATCGTTGAGCGTCCTGTGTATGCTGCTCAGTGCTGGGATGCTGACGGGCTGCGCGAGCTCAATGCAGCGATCGCAGGACGTGAGCCCTCAGGCGAGCCTGCGCCAGCCGTGCCCCGACCTGCAGAGCCTGCCCGATAGCACTGGGGCCACTCTGCTGCGCTGGGCCCTGGCGACTGTCAAGGACTACAGGATATGCCAGGATCGGCATGGGAAGCTCGTGGAGGCAACGGCGCCGCTCGCTCAGCCGGGGAAAACTGACTATCGCCTCAAGCCCTGATTGAAGATGGCGGCAGCGTATTGCAACGCCATCAAGTCTGGACTGACCCACAGCCAAATGTTCGGGGGCAGCGATCTGCACCAGCAGGTGCTTTCGCGCTGGCGGCAAGGGCTGATCGGCCC